CTATCATTGTGGGGGAAAGGTATTCTTTTCATGTATGTGTATAGGTAATAGAAGGGTTGATAGGTGTCATAATTCATGTATGACTTAGATCAACCAAGAGATACGTTCGCGCTGTTGCGCTCACTCCCAGTTTTGTGTCAGTTGGGTTTACCGCAGAGGGCGGTACTTACGGAATGACCAATCCGGGGTCATATGTAAAGGGGGAAAGAATCCCCCCGATCGTCACAGGAGGTCGAGTCCACCCTCTCTTCCCCCTGTATACACTGCGGACCGTTCTAAACCCAGGTATAGACACCGTTTTTAGAGACACCTCTAGCAGCTTGTCTTTGGTCTTTATTCATACCGAAGACGAGGTGATTAGCTGATTCTTGAGGGTGTTCAATGGACTCTTGAAGGATGTCATTCCATTCATCTAGTCGTCGTTGTGCGATAACTTGTTGAGCAGAGATAGACATACAGTCAGTGAAGTATTTAACACCTTGAGCTAAGCAGTCGATGCGGTCGTCATGTTTAACTGCGCCTTTCTCACGGCACATGCGGCTCATCTGATAGAAGAGCATGTAGAGGATTCGTTGTTCAGGGGGAGCGTCTTTGTTGGAGTTGTAGTCCCAATCAATAACAGAGCGATCCACAACAAGACGATGCTGGTTGAGAATGGGTTCCAGAGCGTCGATAATACGGTCTTCTTTTCTGACGTTGGCGCGGACTTCTTCGACATCAATACCTTGTTTAGTTTGAATGAGGTGTTTTTTAAATAGTTCAGAGACGATACCGTCACCGAAGTTAGTTTCTATGACTAGTTTGGTTACTCCGTATTTGCCGCAGCCTTTTAGAATGTCCAAAAGCGTTTGGTCAGAGTACCCATCTCTGTAAGCTCGCATTTCATGCAAGTACAAGAAACCATTTCGCTGCGAGATAAAAGCTGCAGCTGTCTCATCTGTGCCACGACCCGACGGATCAACTGAGCAGATTGTTTCTTGGTAGGAATCCCAGTCTCCGCTGAGCTGCATTGGACTGTAGAAATAATCTCCAGGTAGTCCGACAGTCGGTAGTTCCTTGATGACGTTTCGTGGGTCTGAGCACCAGACGATGTTATCTGGAGCGGACTTAGGATTAACAGAGGTGACAATAAGGTCAGCCATCTTAAGTGGGAACTTCTCGGCGTCACTGAGGGACGTATCGAGCATGAATTGGAGCATGAAGTTAGATCGGCCCATTGCCGCTTCACGCTCAATAAGATCTTCTTCATTAAATCTGTCCGGGTCAGTTACTTGCCATTTTTCAGCACCTTGGTCAATATCTTCTTGTAGTTGAGGAGCTATAAGACCTTCGTAATTAGATAAATTACGTGGAAAGCGAGCTGGCCATACAAATGGTCTGTAGTTACGTTCTGCTAGCTTTCTGTAGACCGTAAAGACCGTCTGAGGAGTACCGAGGTACATAATTCGACTGTCATCTTTAGGTGTCAAGATAGATTCAGCTTCTGTACAAAGTTGTAAAAGTTTCTCTCTCATCATCTCAGTGAGACTGTTGCCAGGAATTTCGATGTCGTCCAGAATCATTAAATCTGCACGACTACCCGTCAGCTGACCAGTAATACCTACTGATTTGACTGAGGGGGCCTGGTGAGGACTACAATTAACATCAAAGCTAATACGACTCCAGCGACTATCATCTGATTTAGGTTGTAGGTGAGACAGCCAAGGTGTCTCGATAATTAGTTTCTGTAGGAAGATGGACATGTTATCTGCGCGTTCTTTAGACGCTGAGATAATCATAATCTTCTTTTCTGGATCTTTAAATAGTGTCCACAACACGAATGCGCCTGTAATCCAGCTTTTGCCGACTCCTCGGAAAGCTTGAATCTGTAGACGCTTAGGTCCGTGTTGTAGATAATCTGCAATTGCGTACTGTGCGCGTGTGGGCGAAGGAAGGTCAAGCTGCTGCCACAGTGCTTGCAGAAACAGCTTGAAATCACCCCTCAGTAAGTCGAGGGTATCCACGTATTACTTACCGCCTCTAGCTGCATAACGCATACGCTGCTCAGCAGAAAACGGATGTTCAATAAACAAACCGTTTACAACAGAACCAGTTTTGCCGCCTTTTTTAGCGAGTACTGCTTTGTTTTTTGCAGGTTTTTTGGTTGGCGCTTTAATGACAGCTTTAGTTTTAGTTTTAGCTTTAGGAGCAGGTGGTCCTTGTTGCTCAGGAACTGGTTTGCCAGCAAGCGTGGCGTCAGCGAAACCCTTATTTACGATGTCATTGGCAATCATTAAACCGGTAGCTGTATATGGGTTACCAGTACGAAGAGCATTGCCGATACTTAGAGCTTGAGAGGTAGAACGAATAGCGTTGCGTGCCTGTGCAGGTCCAGTGCCACCAGCAATACGAGGAGCGCCTTGTACACGTGGGGGTTGACTAGGGGTTCTTACTGCCGGTTGACGGCTGCCTAACAAACCGCCGCCAGTTGCACGTGAAGGTCCCTGCACGGGAGGAGTACGTGGTCCTTGTACAGACGCACGTGCTGGACCTTGTGTTCCTCTAGCATTACCAGATCTAGAAGTTACTCCTCTACCTTGTGTTGTAGAAGCAGTAGATGTTCTAGAACGAGCAGCACGATTACGAGCAGAAGTCGTATTACCACGACGTTTTACACTTTCAAGTGCTTTTCTAAGTCTGTCGCTCGTAACGTTATTTGAATTGCTTGAAGCTCTTGACCTTGATGCTCTTGATGCTGAAGATGTTGGTCGTCTAGACGCAGAACGCTTATTACGCTCGCGAGCAGATGTAATTCTTGGGGCCATCAGTATTAATATGTTGATTTATAAGTCCTTCGCGTAGAAGGTTTAATCCAAAGCGTCCTCTCATCCAAGAACGCCAATGTGTGCTTCCTTTGTCCTGATTACATTGAGTACAAGCGCATACCAGATTGCTGGTAATATCCTCACCGCCAAAGGTGCGAGGATGAACGTGATCCAAAGTA